TTCGTCAATGATGTCACCGTTAGCGTCAAACACTTGTGAGTAAAAATCATCTTCGTAAGCTCTCATCAAATCTTTTGTTATCTTAGGTGTTTTATATCCACCTTCTTGCAACTCTAAAACTCGACGCATTGCTTTTTCACGCATTTTTGCACGACCTAATATGTAGGCAAACGCGTCGTCAGTAGCAGCCATAAGTTTTGTAGAGTAAGTCAAGAAGTTTTTGTTGTTCATTTGACGTGCCATGTTAGCTACACGAAACGCTGCTGTTTCTCCGGGTGTAGCTCTACCACTATCTTCTGCCCATCTACGTAGTATTTCCCAGTTATCGTCTGCTGCTGTAAACTCTGTAAAGCGTGTTTTTATTTGTCTTATATCACCTTTCCAATAAGAGTTTAGTTTACTTCTAAATATTGTAAATGATTCTGGTATAGATTCTACCATAGCATTTACAGCAGACAAGCTAGCTCTAACTGTAGCTACGTCTCCATCAAACGGTAAACGTAATACAGCTCCTAAACCTTGAGCTAATGGTCGTAAGAATGTTGCAGTAGATGTACCCATAATAGCTCTAGCTGGTGTTTTGGGGCCAGATAGTATACTATGTGTCATTACACCTTCTAACTCTCTTATCATAGCACCTGTACGTTCAACACCGCCTGCTTCTAATGCACCACCAAGTATTGTTTTTCTTGCCCATGTATCGAAATCGTCAAGAGTGTTAACATTCTCCATCATAGAAAAAGCTTCAAACAAAGCTAACAACATATTGTCATCAGGATCATCGTTAGCTATCTTTAATACAGACATAATAGAATCTCTAGCATCAACCATAGATTCCTGTGTAGCTTCTTCCACAGCTTTTTTGCTCTTTTTACCTAGACCTAATTCTCTAAATGAGTCAGACTTGACAAATCTAGCTTTTTTCGTTTCGTACAATGCAGTAAGCATGGTATCTACAAGCTGTTTAGCTGGGCCATCTATGTCTTGTATGTCAACAATATCAGCTATTTCTCTACCAGCTACACCTAAATCACGTACCTGTTTTAACAGTGATCCTATAACTAGGTCTGCTACAACTACGTTTTTAGATGTCCATACAGCATTACCATCAATAACATCGTTGCTTTCAAACAACTCTTTTAGATATTCTTGTGGTGACATTTCTACAGCGTTTCTGCCTTGAGTTATACGCTGGTGTGCCTCGATAGCCTCTCTGTATTTATTAACAAGAGCTGTTCTTGACCCCTTAGCTGCTTCTAACTCTTTAGCAAACTTTTCGCTACTCATCAAACCACGCATGATTCTTTCGACCGTAGCCTCGTCTGTGCCGCCTTCCATGCCTATTCTTTCGCGTTCTACTGGTGTTGTTACAGAACCGGTAGAACCCTCCTCTGAGCCCCATTGAGTACGTGTCTTTGATAATTGCTCTCTGGCTTTCTGTGGTTCTACTTCTGTTATATGTGCGGCTTGGTGTGGTTGAGATATAGGAGAGTTTTTATCTGCTCTAAACTCAGTTTCACCTTTACGTATTTGTGCAATACCAGCTTGTACTGTTTGATCTCTTAAACTATTGTTACGTTTAGTTATCTGTTCTATGGCTTTATCACTACCTTTTTTTAATGTATATGCAAAACCGTCAAAGACTAAACCTATGCCCATGCCTTCTACAATGTTTTTCATTTTCATCACAACAGGATGGTCGGTGTCTTTGGTAGATATTGGTGTATCTATCCAACCATACCTGTCACGTAAAGCTCCTAGAGCGTTCTGTTCATCTGACTCTTTAGATATAAGGTCAGATACAGCTCCTACAGCTGCACCTCTAACTAGGTTGCCTTTTGTTAGTGCGAGTAAACCAGCTGGTATGGTGACTACACCTGTAGCCGCGACAGCCTTAGCTGCTGCAACTGTGCCTAAAGCTAGTGTACCAAAATGTACTAAGCCTCGTAGCTGTTTACCCCACCATGTTCTTGTTTCTATCGGGTTATCGTATGCACCAAAAGGGCTCCAGTCTGGACGGTATACGCCAGTCTCTTCCCTTTCTCTTTGCATTTCACCAGATAAAGCATCTATTGTACGCTCTGGAAACGTAGCAATAGATGATGCTGTATCTTGAAGGCCACCAGATAATATGGACTGACCTTCTTTTATGAGTGCCTTAGCACCCCAATTCTCGTCATTTCTAGGATCATTTTGAACTGCGGCATCTCTTCTGTTTTCTTGATCTTCACTTAGTTGAGCAGCTTCTATAGCTGCATCAGCTGTTTCAATAGCGTCGATCATATCCTGTGTTTCTGCCTCTTCGTAACCGAGATAATCCTCATCTGACTGTGGGTTAGAATAATTTGAATCAGTCATAATGGTATATATACTGTTGGAATAATTTTATCGAGTGTTTTTTGTCTTTCTTGTTCTTCCTCTTTTTTTATAGTACCATCAGCTATAGCCTCAATTACAGCTTTGTTAAGGTTCTGTAATTGGTTTGCTGGTATATCTCTAAGTGCTGGAAATGCTGTTAAAATAATTTCTTTTTCCTCTTCGTCTAGTCTTACTAGCACATTCCAGTTACTTATATTTTCATCTTCAGCATACACAGTTTCTTTACCGCCTTTTATAGCTTGCACGAGAGCACCTTGTATACTGTTTGTTCTGTTAGCTCTTTCTCTAAGCATTTCAAAGACAATAAGACTTTGAGTATTTTCATCAAAGATCGCGTCGAGTTTTATGGCTCCGCCTTTTATTGCATCGTTAATAGCGTCAGCATTAAGGCCATATATTCCAAAATTATCTGCTCCTCTGTTTGCAAATGTTAATATCTGTTCTACTGTTAGCTGATCTCCATTACTTTTTGTAAAACGACCAAAACCTGTTTTATATGTTCCAAGCTTGTTACCTTTTATTCTTAGTGAATTAAGAACTTTTGCAACTTCTTGTGGATTATTTAAGAAGAAAGAATTAGTTTTACCATAGTAAGGTTTAACACCTAAATAATTTCTATCTTCCTTAGTTAGTCCATATTGCTCATCTATCATTACAAAGTTAGGTGTTTTTCCGTCAGCTAAAACACCCTCTTGGTTTATTGTAGGTGGCTTTGCAATAGATCCGTCTGGATTAAGACCTCCTGTAGCCTTTAATCTGTTAAGAGCATATTCACGAACATTTATACCAGTTCCTTCTGTTATCCTTCTAAAGTATTGAGGAAACTTTTCACCATATAAATAATGTCTTTTTAGATCTCCGATAGCTTGTTTTTCAAATAAAGAGTTAGGTTCGCCATTATTCATGGCTTTGTTAACATCTGCAAGAACAACTTGTCTATCGTTTTCTATATCTTGTGAGTTAGCTCTAATACCATTACGTTGTTCTATGAGTGTACCTTTATACCCACCTTCTTCTAGTTTTTCAAGTATACTAGGAAAAAGCTTAATAGCCTCCTCTTGTAAGTCTAAACCTTGATCTACTCTGTTTTTTAATTCACCTTTAAATGCTTCAAATGCTCTTTGCACTTCTAAATCTTTTCTAGGGTCGTAGTCTTGACCACCTTTAGCATTATATGCATCTTGAAGTTTCGTTTTGTAATTTATAAGGTCATCAGGCTTACCGGCAGATGAATACTCACCACCGTTAGTAATTGTACCGCTGCCAGTTTGTAGCTTTCTAACATCAATCTTTGTATATTTTTTATCTAATTCAATTAGTTTTGCTTCTAACTGTGCGTTATCATAACCCGGATTATTTTTTTTAAATAAGTCTAACTCACCTTGAGCATTAGTTTCTTCTGCTCTTATGTCCCGTAAATCTCTGTCGGCTAGGTTACTCCTTACATCACTTAAAAGTGTAGCGTAACCGTCTTTTCCACGAAAGTTACTGTTTTCAATAGTAGTCTTTTTTGCAATACCGTTTGCATCTTTTTGACCTTGATGGCTATACTCAGCTGTTTCTATTAAATATTCTAAATGGTGAATAGAGAATGTAGGATTAGTTGATTTAACATCTTTTGCTACAGCTTCGATAAGATATGCTAAAGCATCTGATCTTTTAAACTGTTTGTTACGATCTCCGCCATGCTCTTCGTAAATAATATCAACAAGATTATCAGCATCTATTGGATTGTCATAAGAGTCTGTTTCACTATTCCATTTTACAGGTGATACTGTATCTTTAATAATATTATTTAATCTTATATCTCTATTCTGCTTAAATTGTCTGTTAGCTCTGCCTTTAAACTCAGCTACATTATTGTCTCTTCTTCGGACAAGATCAGGGTACATCTTTTCGTAAAAAGCTTTTCTAAACTTTCTACTGTTTGTATCTATTCTCAGCTCTTTAGCTTGCATCAGTAGAGCTGTAACCATTAGCTCGTCAGCAGCATTGTGCAATTGGACATACTCTTCTATGTCAGTAATATCCTGACCACCATTTTCATTAATAAATTGTAGTCTAGCACCATATGCGTTGTTTTTAAAATTAGCTAGTAACTGCTCTAACCCAATATCTTCGGGTAATGATGCATTTCTAACTCTTAAAAAGTTAGCTGCTTCTTCAGTATTTTCGTTAAGTAAGTCACTGTTAAACTTAGCATTTTCAAGATTAAATTTACCTTCAGCGTTTCGTCGCAATGCACTAGAGTTTGAGTCTAGATATAGCATAGCTTCATTTATTTTACTTTGAGCTTCTTTTCTTTCTTCAAAAA